GAGGAAAAAGTACTTACTTTATTAAATAAAAACGATAGAAATATCATATTAAAATCTAGACAGTTAGGTATTTCAACATTATCTGCAGGTATTTCTTTATGGATGATGGTATTTCAAAAAGATAAAAATGTATTAGTAGTTGCAACTAAACAGGATACAGCAAAAAACTTAGTAACTAAGGTAAAATACATGTATGATAATTTACCTTCCTGGTTACAAATAGGATTTGTTGAAAAAAATAAATTAGCATTGAGGCTAAAAAATGGCTCTCAAATTAAAGCAGTATCAGCAGCAAGTGATGCTGGTAGATCAGAAGCAATTTCTTTACTAATTATTGATGAGGCTGCCTTTATTGAAGAAAATAGAATAGAGGACATTTGGGCATCATCTCAACAAACACTTTCAACGGGTGGTAGAGCAATTGTATTATCTACACCAAATGGCACAGGTAATTTTTTCCATAGAATGTGGGTTAAAGCTCAAGAAAATCAAAATGGTTTTATACCCATTAGATTACCATGGACAGTACACCCAGAAAGAAATCAATTATGGAGAGATCAACAAGATGCAGAATTAGGTAGTAGAATGGCATCACAAGAATGTGATTGTGATTTTACAACCTCAGGTAATACTGTATTTGATCCTGAACTTTTATCTTATTACGAAAAAACCTATTTGTGTGATCCCTTAGAAAAAAGAGGTATAGAAGGTAATTTACATATTTGGGAATATCCTGATTATAATAGAAATTATTTAATTGTAGCTGATGTAGCTAGAGGAGATAGTAAAGATTATTCTGCTTTTCATATTATTGATATAGAAGAATCAAAACAAATTGGTGAATTTAAAGGACAAATAGGGACTAAAGAATATGGCCATATGTTAGTAGCTATAGCTACCGAATATAATAATGCATTATTAGTAATAGAAAATGCTAATATAGGATGGAATACAATTCAAATTGTAATTGATAAAGGATATAAAAATTTATATTATTCTCCTAAAGGAGAAGCAGCAACTAATGCAGATACATTTTTAGCTAAATGGCATGATATAGTAGATACATCTAAAATGGTACCTGGTTTTACAATGTCTATGAAAACAAGACCTCTTGTAATTGGAAAATTAGATGCTTATATGAGAGAAAAATCAGTATTAATTCAGGGAAAAAGAACATTAGAAGAATTAAGAACTTTTATTTGGAAAAATGGAAGAGCAGAAGCTCAAACAGGCTATAATGATGATTTGATTATGTCTCTAGCAACAGGATGTTATGTAAGAGATACTGCTCTTAAATTTGCTCAACAAGGAATTGATTTAACAAATGCGACATTAAGAAATTGGAAAAAAGGACCACCAGCTATATACACTAATAAACCTGATAAAAAACAAATAGGATGGTCTCAAGATTTAGGAGAACATGGACAACAAGATTTGACTTGGCTCCTTTAATATATTTATAATAAAAACTAAACAATGGCAGATACTAGTTTATTTTCAAGATTACAACGTTTATTTTCAAGTGATGTAATTATACGAAACATAGGAGGACAAAAACTTAAAGTAATGGATACAGCTAGAATCCAAAAATATGGAAATCTAGCAACAAATTCTTTATATGATAGATTTACACGTTTACATAAACCTGTAGGATCTTCTTTACAATATAATCCAACACTTAATTATCAGTCAATGCGACTACAGCTTTATAGTGATTATGAAGCTATGGATCATGATCCAATTATAGCAGCCGCACTTGATATTATATCTGATGAAACAACAGCAAGAAATGAATATGGGCAAGTATTAAATATTAATTCTTCAAATGAAAATATTCGTAAGGTACTTCATAATTTATTTTATGATGTTTTAAATGTAGAATTTAATCTTCCTACTTGGGTTAGAAATATGTGTAAATATGGCGATTTTTATCTTAAATTAGAAGTAAGTGAGAAATATGGTGTATTTAATGTTATTCCTTTATCAGTATATGAAGTAGTAAGAGAAGAAGGAACAGACCCTGAAAATCCCTCTTATACAAGATTTACACTTGATCCAAATGGGTTAGCTAGTGGTGCTACTAATACTATTAGAAGAGATCAATTTACATTAGAAAATTATGAAATGGCCCATTTTAGATTACTTACAGATTCTAATTATTTACCTTATGGTAGAGCCTATTTAGAACCAGCTCGTAAAGTATTTAAACAATTAATGTTAATGGAAGATGCTATGTTAATTCATAGAATTATGAGAGCTCCCGAAAAAAGAGTATTTTATATTAATGTAGGACAAACAAATGCGGATGATATAGAACAATTTATGGCAGATACAGCTAATAAAATGAAAAAAGTACCTTATATTGATCAAGCAACGGGTGATTATAATTTAAAATTTAATGTACAAAATATGACTGAAGATTTCTTTATTCCTGTTAGAGGAGGTGATTCATCTACTCGTATTGATACTACAAAAGGTTTAGATTATGATGGAACAGGTGATATTGAATATTTAAAAGCTAAAATGATGGCTGCTCTTAAAATACCTAAACCATTTTTAGGATATGAAGAAGGAGTAGAAGGAAAATCAACATTAGCCGGTATGGATATTCGTTTTGCTCGTACAGTAGAACGTGTTCAAAGAATTATAGAATCAGAATTAACTAAAATTGCTTTAGTACATTTATATTCACAAGGATTTGATGATGAACAATTAGTTGATTTTTCTTTAGAATTAACTACACCATCTGTTATTTATGAACAAGAAAAAGTAGAATTATTTACTTCTAAAACTACGGTAGCTCAAACAATGATTGACAATAAAATCTTTAGTAAAGATTGGGTATATGAAAATATATATGGTTTATCCCCAGATGAATATACTGATCAAAAAGAAGCAATGCTTGATGATGCTATGGATAAATTTAGATTATCTCAAATAGAAAATGAAGGAAATGATCCTGTAGAATCAGGTATATCATATGGTACTCCTCATGACTTAGCTTCATTATATGGAAATAAAAGAGATAAAGCAGTAGGACCAGCTCAAGTACCTACAGGATATGATGAAAAACAACCAGGAAGACCTACAGAACGTCCACAAAATTATGGTTCTGATAGAAGTAATTTTAGTAGAGATCCTCTAGGTAAAAAAGGTTTATCACCAGAAAAACCAGAAAAATCAACAGATATTAATAAAGTTTCTACATTTGAAGCTGCTAATATTAAAAAATCTCTTCAAAAATTTCGTAATAAAAAACAAATTTTAAAAGAAGAAGAAGAAAACGGACTTTTAAGTGAAAAAAATATTAAGTCTCAAGAATAACTTTATATTTATATATAGATAAATTGCAATTTATAATGAAAGTAAAACATTCTAAGTATAAGAATACTGGAATCTTATTTGAACTCCTTACAAGGCAGTTAACAGCTGATACTATAGCTGGAAATAATCCAAAAGCCTTAGTAATCATTAAAAAATATTTTAGTGGTGATTCTACTTTATTAAAAGAATATAAAATATATCATACTTTTATAGGAAAAAAATTTAAAGAAGAATCAAACGCTACTATGTTGATTAATACTTTAATAGAAGCACATGGAAGATTAAATAAAAGCCGGTTAAGAAGAGAAAAATATAATTTAATTAAAGAAATTAAAGAAACATATGATGTAAATAATTTTTTTAAATCTAAAATTTCAAATTATAAAATAATGGCATCTATTTTTAATCTACTTGAAAATAAAGATGCATCCCCTTTATCCATAGTTAATTCAAAAGTAACATTACTTGAACATATTACAGGTAAATCAATAAAAGATAAACCTAAAAAAAATATCGTAATGGAAGACTATGCAAAGTATGATAAAGATACAAGATTACTTACTTATAAAGTTTTACTTGAAAAATTTAATGAAAAATATAGTAATTTAGGAGAAAATCAGAAAAAATTATTAAAAGAATATGTTAATAGTGTTACTAATAGTCCTTCTCTTAAATCTTTTATTAATAAAGAAATTAAGTCTGTTAAAAAACAACTTACAAAATATTCTAAACAAGTTGAAGATAAAGTTGTAACTATAAAACTTAAAGAAACTAGAGACATGATTAAACCATTATGTAAAAAATCATCAGTTAATGATGATAATGTTATTAATTTACTTAATTATTATGAATTAACAAATGAATTAAAAACAATCCATGGTTAATCTTATTGACATATATAATATAAAAGAATCTACTTTTAATGAAGTAAAATCAACAAGAGATCCTGCTAGAGGAAATAAAGCTAAAAATAGAGAAAAAGATTTTAAATTAGTTAGTGGAGAACCAGATCCAGAAACAGGAAAAATATCTTCTAAAGTAATACGTAAACCTTCTTTATCTAATATGGTTAAAGATTTAGAAGCAGAAATTCAAGATTTTATAACAATAGTAGAAGATAAACCTGAAGATGTAGTATTATATAATATTTCTGAAGAATTAAAAGAAATATATAATACTTTTAGAACACATATAAGAAAAAAATACCCAGAAGAATATAAAAAAGTACAAGAAGCCAATACATTAGCTAGTGCAGGATCCGGACTTAGTTTTACTGCTGGTAAGGGAGATGCTTATGCTACTCCTTTTGCCTTTGGAGATAATAAAAGAAAAAAAAGAAAGGGCTATATGGGCTATAAAGAAGTATAAAATATGCTATTACAAGAATACAGACAATTTAAAGTAGATAAACTATTAGTAGAACGTTCTATTAAAGAGAATAAACCACTAATGGTATCTGGTATTATTCAAAGAGCAGAAGCTAAAAACCAAAATGGTAGAATTTATCCTAAAGATATTTTAGAAAGGGAAATTAAAAAATATGCTGAAGGACCAGTAAAAGAAAGAAGAGCAATGGGTGAATTAGATCATCCAGAAAGTTCAGTAATTAATCTACAAAATGTATCTCATAATATTGTAGAAGTAAAAATGAAAGGAAATGATGTATATGGAAAAGTTGAAATTTTATCTACTCCAGCGGGAAATATTCTTAAAGAATTATTCAGAAATGGAATTACTGTTGGTATTTCTTCTCGTGGAATGGGTTCTGTAAAAGAAAATATGTCTGAAGGAACAGTTGAAGTACAAGATGATTTTGAATTACTTTGTTTTGATTTTGTTTCTACTCCTTCAACACATGGTGCCTTTATGACTCCAACAGGTCTTAATGAAGGTAAAATAAATATACCTGAATATAAATACACTAACGTAAATAATATAATTCGCGATATAATTTGTGATAATACGGGTGTATGTAAATGTTAAATTAGTGAACAATTAATTGTTCATAACCGTAAAATTTCTATAAAAATATTTGGGTGAGTTAAAATCCCTTCATATGTATCGTAAACAATAAAGGTTACAATAATATATAAAATCTCATGAGAGACTAAACTACATATATATAAAGCTTAAGGGGACAATTTCCTGATTCCCTTATATTTCAATTAAAACGAGTATTAACTAAAACAAAAAAAATGAGAAAATTGATTTTAAGTTTAGCTTTAGGACTGCTTACAGTTGCTGGAGTAAACGCACAGGAAAAAGGTAACTGGTACATTGGTACTGGTGACATTGCTAACAAAGCATGGACTGAGTGGTCCGTAAGCCCAACAGTAGGGTATGGTTTAACTGATAACCTAATGGTAGGTTTGAATGTTTCACAAGCTGATTCTACTGCTGATGTTGCTCTTGATTTACATGCAAGATACTTCTGGAAAGGATACTTTGCATATGTAGCAACTACTGGTTTAAACACTGACAATATTTCTGTTGGTGCAGGTAAAATGTTTACGTTTCACAAAGGCGTATTTGTAGATCCAAAAGTGGTTTATGACGCAACGGCTAAGACAACTAATTTACAATTAGGAGTAGGTCTTAAATTTTAATTATTAACTAAAAAATCATTAATCATGGAAAAAGTATTTTCAACAGTAAATGGATTTTTAGGAGGATTAGGTAAGCTATTTATGGCTTTTATCCCCGTAACAATTCTTTGGTACATC